ATCCTTGAGGAACTGACGAGCACCGTTAAGTAGAGCAGCGTTGTACTCTCCGTGTTCGTCCATCATATCTATACTGTTCCTATATGCGTCTGCAATCTTGTCGTGCAGTTTACTTCCCTCTTTATGACTTAACATGACTTATAATAATGCCGGGATTAACTTTGTGTTCTTATCTACACTTGACAACTTTGTGTTGTTATTCATAGCTGTGTCAATCTGGGGTGCAATGTACTGAACAAGCTCGCCAGCGTCAAGTGTCATAGGTAGATCACCTGTTTCAGCGTGTAAGATAGAAGTATTGTTATCTCTGTATATCCTAGCACCCGATATGACCAACGCAGTAGAACCTGTGTTCTGTAGTTTGATGTCAACCACAGCAGTGTTTACCCGGTAGTTCATAGCGTCGATAGCAGTCATTGCACCAAACCAATTCTCGATACCTGTCGATGTAGTAGATTGGTACACATAGAACGCATACAACTCTCTAGCGTCCGCAAACCCGTCTCCATCGGATATATCAATCTGTACATTCGGATAGTCGGCAGTAAGTGTGCTGATGTTAGAACCATCAATACCGTTACTGTTGTACACTGTGTCAGCTTGCTGATCCGCTCTGAATGATATACCAGCAGTTGTTGCTACGCCAAACGCTTCGTATGCAAGGAACGCTTCAGCACCCGCTTGGCAAGTAAGTCGTAGTCTTATATTGTCGTTAGCAGCGATTTGTGCAGTCGTGTATGTACCGTTATCACTAACCTTTGTTCCAGCCGTGCCTGTAGCAATCTGATTAACAACCTCAGCGTCTTTGGTTACATTGTAAAGCTGTAGCGTACTACCTGCTTCTATGTTTGTTACAGACCAAGGTAAAATGATATTAGTACCGTTAGCGTCCGTATATTGACCAAGCACACCGGCTCCGTTGGATAAAGTAATAGTACCTGTTGTTGTTAGGTTTCCTGTAAATGTAGACGCTTTGATCGTGATAGTGGAACCGTCAAACGCAAACGCACTTGTAGCAGTTGCATCAACAACCAAGTTATAAGAACCAAGGTCAATTTCATCTCCAGCTCGTGCTACGATTGTAGCTCCTTCTCCTGCGTAGTTATCAGTAAGATATGATTTAGCTCTGTCGTAGAACTTAGCGGATGTTTCTATTTCTGTGTAATCATCTACAACAGTCTTGTCTGATTCAGTAATAGTAAGATCGTCAAACAACACCCAAGTAACAGCGAGTTCTCCTAAACCTTTGAGTTGTTGAGATGATGAGGATAAAGAATGTCCATATGAACAGAACTTAAAGGTGAAATCATCTGCGTTTGTGCTCGAGTCTGAACGGCGGTCTACTTTATAAAAGTTACCGAAGTTAGTAGTGTCCCAATCTGAGTAAGCGGGTCCTCTATTATCAGAGCTGCTAACAGCCCAATATCCATTTGAACGAATGTGCATTCCGTAGATCGTGGCCGCATCTGCATCATTGGTGTTGTACTCGTGAATTTGTACGCCTGTCAGGACTTCAAACTTAGCTATATCACCGCTTGCATCTGAAGTTTTACTATAGACCTCAGAGGTGCTGTAATCGTAAACCATGTCACCATTAGCATTTACAACGCCTCTCGTTATGGTTGAATCACCTGAAGAGGCGTATCCGTTGGTAGTGTCGGGGGATTTACTTTTAAGAAATACTGCGTTTTTGGCGTATGTAGATGGATTGTCTTCTAAATATAACTTAACATCCTCAAGAGCTGTTCCACTTGCGTCTTTAATATTAAAAGATACTTCCTTCTTGATTATGACTACACCACGCTGACCTGTATTGCCTCTAGTATTACGCCACATCTTAACGACATCTGTACCTGTAGCGGAGTTTATGACTTCGTATTCACGATGCGACCGCCCATTCATTCCGTCTGAGCCAATGTCATAGTCGTTAATATTCTGCGACACATCAAACTCTCGTAGCGTGTGTTCCGTAATAGTACCTGTGTTGATGACCTCTCCAATCGAAGAGTTTGCAAACTTAAATGTAGCGTTGAAAGCTGGAAGTAAGACAGCAACACCATCAAATGTACCGTCGAATGAACCATTGGCATTACCGAATGGATTTCTCCACTCAAGCGAAGATGTAGTACCTCGCCAAGTAGTCCCAATAACATCAAGATTCATTGACCCCGAACAAGGTCTTCCTGTAAGTATCACACCACCTCTACCAACAAAAGTAGAATTACCACCACTACCGCTCATACAAGCGTCACCTGGATGCCAATTTGAAATTCTAGCCCCTGCAAATATTAAACCTGTGCTTTTAGAATTAGTTGATGTACCTCTAGTTGAATTGGCTCGAGTAGTCCCGTAATAATAAAAAGCTGGATTCGCATTCGTCCCGCTAATACCCAATGCACTTGACGAGGTATTATTAGCAAGACCTGTATTGGTGTGATGTAGAATCAATATCTCTGTATCGGGATTGTGATACAAAGTACCGTTTATTACTACTCTTGTATCAGCAGCTATCTCATAAACATCAAGATGATTTTCGTTTATGTAGTGCGTTACGCCTGTCAGACCCGCTAAACCACTCAGATCATTCTCTGTAGTTCCAGCGTCTACTGATAATACATTTCTGTTTCCCGATGAATGGGAGGAGGCTGTGTAAGTCCAACTCATTATGCGTAATCCTTCGTAATAGACTCTAGGTTGCCGTTTGAATCGTAAGTGATTGTTTTTGTTAGGGTAGTAGTATTATTCTCGTCCGACTCAACGACTTGGGTAAGTAAACCACTTGTATATGTAAATGATTTACCACTAACTAATACGGCTTTAGTGTTGTCCGTCCAAGTCGTCATTGCAGTCAGCACCCCATTAGTGAAGGTAGATTCCGTATAATCATCTGTAGGGTCAGTACCGCTACCACCCCCTCCACCTCCGGCATCAATCTGGGTTTGGAGATACTTGACCTCCGCTCCCAGTTTGTTACCGATCTGGGCAAGAATATCAGACATTAAGCCTTAGCAGTATTAAACGCAGTCTCGAAAGTAGAGTAATCTCCAAGAGCAACACTATTTACAGTAATACCGTTTCCGTTAGGAGCAGCGATAGAACCTGTAACATCACCAGTAACATTACCAGTCAAGTTAGCTTCAACAGTACTGGCTACTAAAGGAGCTGCACTAGTACCAATTAAAACTTTCCATTTGTCGGAAGTTTCATCAAATACAAACTTAGCTTTGTCTACACCGCTTCCACGATTAACATCAAGACCACCAGTGTCAGCAGTAGCAGAACCATCAGACTGAAGATTAACTTCGATGATGTTGTCTTCTACATTAAGAGTAGCAGTGTTGATTGTGGTAGTAGTACCAGTAACAGTAAGATCACCTATAGATGCAGTGGTGGCTACCAAGGAGGAGAAGGAGTCAGTACCGTCTACTAGGTTAGAGATGTTAGTAGAGTTGGTGGTAATGTCTGTTTGAGCTTGTGACATCTCCGATTGAAGCGTGTCAACATTCCCTTCTTCAGTGGTGACTCGTGCAGTTAATGCAGTCAAGTCAGACTGTAAGGTATCTACATTACCCTCTTCAGTTGTAACACGACCAGTAAGTGCGGTAAGGTCAGATTGCAGTGTATCTACATTACCTTCCTCAGTCGTAACTCTAGCGGTTAAGCTCGTTAAGTCGGTCTGTACATTACCAAGGCTAACCTTAGTTGCGTAATCACTCGACAGTTCTGTTGAAAGGGCTTTGAACTCAGCTCCGAGTTTCTCCCCTACTTTTCCGAATATATCAGTAGCTGGCATATATAATTAATGTTGTTGGTTAAGATTTATGTAGTTGAAAATTTACTTCAAAGGTTGCTTCATCACCGTACTCTTCTCGTATCGTATCTAGTGTGTAGTCATCGGTATATGATAAGTCATTCCAAGAAGTAAAGCCATCTCCAATTTTCATACGACTAGCAGAACCGTTCTCAGCGACTTCGATTCCTACTTCACCTTGTCGTAAGGCAGGGTTAGCAGATTGCCACTCAGTAGTAGTACTTCTACGCAGTAGTATCCTTCTTACAGTCACGCTGATCCTCCGTCTAAATCAAAAGCTTCTACATAGAATTGTTCTGATGTTGCAGCACCCCCGTCGATAATAGCGTCAATAAACTCACTAGCTTCGATTAAGTCTTCTATAAACTCGTTGTTACTTACTGATTCCCACTTATTATCTTGTGAATCGTATGTTAATATACCACCTTCAGATTTGTTATCTAGCTTTAGTTGTTTAAAGTCTTCAAGTTCTTTGGGTGCTGTAGCAGCAATCGTCCGGCTTTGAAAGGTAAGCGGATGTATACGGGGTGGTTTAGGTCGTCTTAGCATTTCCAACGACGCAACGCTAAAGCTTTTCTTGTTGGTCTACCTTTACTGTCTTTCATAGGTCACTTGTTACCGCTCATCCTAGCACAGAAGGAACGCTTACGTGGACCACCGCCAGGCTGAGGAGCTTTCAGTTTAGAACCAGTAAGTTTGTTTATTCTTCGCCTACCAGATTCACTAAGACCACCTTTAGCAGACTTATCAGAAGCCCTTAAAGATATAGAAGCAGACCTCATTATTTCTTCTTCGGAAACCCACGCTTCATATTAGCGTACGCCTTAGCACTAACCGTAGATTTACTTTTGCTTCTACTGATACCTAAAGCTTTACGCTTATTCATGTTCTCATACAACCCCGGTTTCTTTTTCTTCATTGTCTATTTCCTCACTAATATTTCCATCATGCGGTCGAGCTTGTTATGCATTTCCTGTATTGCCGTCTCAACCTTTCCAATTCTATTCTCTACGGCTATATCTCTCTCCTTCTGTGCAGCTAACTCCACCTCTATCTTAGTCATTCTTTTCTCACCGAGATCAAGACGTTCAATAACACGTTTGATAATCCACCCGATCACGCCAAGAGCGACGACTAGAGCGGTGTTAAGAAAGCCAGAGATAGATTCGATCATCGCTTATGGTATTATATTTAAAACCCCTGAGTTATTCCAGACATCGCCACTGGACAGACCTGCGGAAGAAGTTGGTATTCCAGCTAAGTTTAACCCTCGTTGTATTATAGTATTACAATCAGTATCAAATCTTATAGCTACAACGTGTGAACCAATACTACCAGCATCATCTTGTTTAAGTATCTGAAAACCTACATCTGTTCCTGTAGTCGGATCAGGCTCTTTAATAATACCTAAAATCCAATTCTGATCTGTTAAAGATTTAAATGAAATAGCAGGAGATTCGTTTGACTTCTCTAATGATATATTAGCACCAGATAGTGTTTTTACATGTAACGCAGCATCTTGAAATCGATCAGTAGTTTGTATCCCTACTCTACCACTTGAATCAATATTAAAAGCTGTATCAGTATCTGTGATCTTATCAGCTGTTATTTGATTATTTGCTATATGTGCGGTATCAATACTACCATCTACATAGTGTTCACTGTCTATAGAATCGTCAGCTATTTTAGTACCGTCTACTGCGTCTGCACCAATTTTAGTATTAGTAACTGCCCCATCTATTATCTTAGTGGCGTCTACTGCGTTTGCACCTAACTTAGCCGTAGTAACAGCACCAACAGCTAACTTACCCTCAGTGATTGCACCGTCTGTTATTTTTGTGGTTGATACAGTACCGTCCTCTATTTGGCTACCTGCTAAAACACCTTCAAGCTCTAAAGATACAGACGCAAACTCACTGGCCTCTTCTGCAAGATAACGGGTGTGTCGGTAACCTCTATCCAATTCAGATTCCGTTAATACAGAACCGTTTACAAAATCAACAAGATCGTCGTTTGGTTGACTCTTCCTGCGAACTCGAACTGTTTCTCCGCCACTAGCAGGTGTGTTTAATACAATCTTTGTAGTGGGAGATGTGGATATAGAAAAGTCGCTTTGAAGTTTCTCTATACTATTGATGTAAACTTTAATGTGTTCGTCTTCAAGGTATGGAAAATTAAAAGCAAAGTCTGTTTGAGATGCCGTCGCTGTATAGTCTACGTAGGTGTTAGCCATGATGATATATTATTAATTATTGAGAGAGAAGAGCAAGTACATCTTCACGGGATACTCCGGTTTTAAAACGGGTTTTTGCTAATGTTAAAGCTGAATATTGTTTATCTAACTCAGGAAACTCACGCATCATACGCTTCCTCGCTTCCTTTCTATACTTAGTTAGGATGCTGTTTATTTGTGTAATCCTTGGACTCTCCAACCCCGGTTCAGACTCAGGAGATAACTGTTTGTAGTCTCTTGATTTAATTAACCTAGCAAGTTTTTGTCTTAATGTTTGTCCGCCTATCTTAGTGCTTTTTAATAACTCTTGCCATCTATCATAAGCAGACTGACCAGCGTCGCTCTTATAAGCTAACATATCAATCTGTCCGCCTAAGTTTGGAGGGGGTAACCTAAAAGCATGATTCAAGCTGGCCATCTCCTGTAGTACTGGATCATCCTTTTTAGTAGAAAACGCTATTGGGTTAAAGAACTGTAACGGAGAATCAAACATAGCTTCCATCATTATCTCCTCACCTAACACATTTCTTTTGGAGTCTAACCCGTTCCTGTCGCCTAACTTCTTTTTAACAGAGTCCATTACACTCCTTGATTCCTTCATAGCTTGTGTATCACTGTCTGCCATTTGAGATATTAAATTAGGAACAAAAGAAGATACGAAGTTTCTACCAAACCTAGGAACAAAACGGTCAGGATCAGATAACGCATCCGTAAATGTTTGGATACCAGCTAAGTAAGATTTATTAGTTACATTTCTTGTTAAAGCTAGTAGGAAAGCTTGAGTGGCGTGTTCTAATTCACTTTCATTAAAATCTTTAGATTCTGTAACCCCTGTCTCTACTATGTCAGCTATGATGCCTAGAGGTGTAGCGATAGGGTCTAATCTTTGATAACTGAAATATTCATCACCAATCTTAATGCTATACGGTTGCCACCCAGCTGCTTGTAATGCTTTCTTTTGACGCTCATCGCTTGGCCCTCCTCCTGTAATTGAACCGTTTCCGTTTTGAACGGCTTCCATTAATGTATAACCTACTAAAGCTGCGGTTACTAATTTACCACGAGCTTGGGCTTTAATTATAGGGTCTGGATTACCTAGTTCTATTTTAAAACGTTCCCAAGATTCTTTTGTTAATGGGATGTTTAAAGGAGTTCTTTCTAAGGCAAATGTCAATATATTAGTAGGAGTCCGAACGAAAGGTAATATTAAACGAGCTGCTGGTATGTTATTAGTTATGTTTTGTAAGCCTTTACCTAGACCCGGTTCCAGTTCTTTAGTGAATGTTAAATACCTAGCTTCGTCTTGTGCATATTGTATTAATGCAGATTTAGTATCATCGAAGTTCTTTTGTACATAATCTAACACAAATTTATTACGATCCTTTCCTACTTTTATTTTTAACGTGGTAAGTCTTTTTGAATCCGCTTCGGTGAGATCAGTTCTTCTTTTCTTGTTTTCTAAAGCATCTAATTCGTCTATAGCAGGTTTAAACTCAGATTTACTTTTAAATATTTCATAAGCTTCTCTAGCTAAACCTTCCTCGGAACCCATACGCCCACCTTCGGTAATAACACCTTCTAACGTTTTATTAATGTGATCCGCTAATGCTTGAGGTTCTCTGATTCCTTGTTGTAAACCAGACATAGCTGCTTTTAAGCGAGCTGCTCTACGATAAGCTAACTGTTTAAAGAACTCATCAGTAGTCATTAATAACCTACTTGGAATCCTGATAATATTATTAGCAAACCAATCAATTCCTTTTTCCGTTTGTTCAGATAAAGCTTTACCAGGCATGGCTTCCGATACTCGTTGACCGCTGATAGCTACGTCAGGTCTATCACTAAAAGCACGAGCGTTTGGATCAAGTACGTTGTCCGATTGCTTGAAAGCTTTCTTAGCAAAACTAGCGGCTTCAGAATACATCTTACCATCCGCCCAAGCAGCAAACACAGCTTTAATAACATCCATATTCCCACTAGCAACTCCTCCTAGTACGGTTTCAATAGATGTCATAATCTGAGTAATACTATTACCCATCGCATTGACTACTTGTGTTTTAGGTCCGCTAAGAATAGCATTCATCCAGTATTCGATAGGCATATCAAGCATCGACTTACCTTGTGCTTTCTTA